TAAAATATGGTTTTATAGCGCAAGAAGTAAAAGAAGTGATGCCTGAATTAGCTAGAAAATTAGATGAAAATTCAGACTACTTAGGACTTGAAACTGAGGGTATTTATGTTACACTAGTTAACGCAATTAAAGAGCAGCAGGCCCAAATCAACGAATTAAAATCACAATTAAATAAATAAAAAATGGCAACAACAGTATTTGAATGGGTTATCAGCCAATTGAATTGTGCTGTAGAATCTGAAGGTTTACCGGATGTAATCAATATGATACATTGGAGGTATAACGCAACCCAAGAGCATGATGGAAAGGTTTATTTTGCTGACACTTATGGTGCATCAGGCGTAGCACAACCAAATCCACAAAACTTCATTCCTTACGCAGATGTGACAGAAGCAGAAGTTATCGGTTGGTTAGAGCAGATATTGCCGGTTGGTGCTATGCAATTATCCTTAGAGAACAATATCGCTCTTCAAATCAACCCTGTGGAGGTGACATTGCCGCTCCCATGGCTCCCAACCACAACTACGACTACAAAAGCTCCTGATACAACCACGACAACCGAGGCTCCATAAATATTTTTTTTAATTAAATTAATTCATTAATTTTGTTAAAAATATATATATGAAATCAATTGAACTAGTAGTAGCTAAAGAAAACATTGGTGGTAGAGATACCTTTTTAACCACTTATGATTTATTAAAATCAGCCATCAATAATCCAACACAAGGAGGATTTAATGTTGATGAAATGATCAAAAGACTTCGTTTATTAGGTGAAGTTGAAAAGCACAAAGACTTATTTGACATCAAGCCAGAAGATTTTAAAGATGAGCTTCTTGAAAGAAAAGCCACATTAGAATTAGAAGATGCTGATTTTACCAAGTTAAAAGAACTCTTCAAAGAAATGAAATGGGGAGTAGTATCAAAAACGATTGTTGATTTAAGCAATCAATTAGATAAGTAGTTTTTAAAGGTTAGTAATAATAAATTAAGCAGGCTGCGAACCTGCTTTTTTTATTTCATCTATTACCATATCAGGAGTAATACTATTCTGACATTCAAATTGCCTATCTGTTCCCTTATGTTTAGGGCAAAATGCCCAATCTCCAGCATCAAATCTTATATCTGGCTTATTCCAACAACCATGACAGACATTTGTATTGTATGGTCTAATACATTCAAATTCATGGTTAATGTCAGTAAATCCTGCAATCATGATAACTTTCTTGCCTAATCCAAAAGCAAGCCATGAAATTCCTGATGATAATCCTATGAATTTTTCAGAATGATGTATTACAGACATTGTATTTTCTATGCTCGTATCTTCTAATTGGTAGCAGTTGTTAAATGGATTGCGTTCTTTTGATGTATTTATGACATTGTAGCCACTTTCTACCAAAAAGTCTATAACCTCCTGCCAATGACTTCTGAGCCAAAATTTAAGCCCCGAAGTGCTATTTGTAGCTATTGTAACATATTTGCCGTATTTATTGTTACCTATGTCATATTTTAATCTTGGTCTAACTTCCTCAAAATCCAATCCCAATATATTACTAGCTGCTTTTTGTAGCGGAATAGTATTGCATAATACAGGCTCTCTGTTTGAATCATAAAACCATCCAATCTTGTACATAGCATAACAACTTACAGAGCTGCCCGGTTCTACTAATTCCAATTCCGGATAGTCTAGTATTTTATTCCAAAAAGTAGAAACAATAACTTTGCACTGATGCTTTTTTCTAAATTCTTCACAATATCCAATCCAAGCCAATGTGTCCCCTAAACTCTTGCTTTCAAAAGCTATAAAGACTATTTTGCCATGTAAATCCAGTACATTTTCATAGATAAGCTGGTTGTCCTGATATACATAAGTTTTCCATTTGGTATAGTATTGTCTATTGAGCCTTACCCAGCTATTGCTTTTGATTACGCTTTGGTATTGGCATACATCATTCTCATCATAGAATCTAACATCAAAGTCGCTATCACTTTCTACTTTTATTTCAAGGAAAGGGTTGTTGATGAAATTTTGTAATATGCGGACGGATTGTTTTCTAATAGGAAACTTCATTATTGCTTCGTACATCTTAACATGATCTAATGCAAAATTTATTGAATTATTGTTATTTGGTATATTGTAATCTCTTGTAATAGTATATAAATCGCTATCTAATGGCTTTATGTATTTGTCTAAGGTGTCTTTGTAAGCTGGTAGGTTATTGGCTATAATCGGTAATCCAACCTCAATGGCATGTCGTATAGACAATGGGGAACATTCATTGGTAGAAGGGAATACGAATATGTCAGATGCCTGCAAAAGAATATCAATATCGCTTCGCTCTCCAAGTGCTTTAAAATTTGTTGGCAAATCTTTAATCAAATCCTCCCAATAAAACTGAAAATTTCCGGCCATGTTACCAGCTACTACAAAATCAATATCCGGAAACTTCCGCGCAATAGCAATTGTTTCTTTTTGATTCTTTTGTGGTGTCCAAAGTCCAATATGTAATGCAGTTTTCCTATCTAAGGAAAATCCAACCTTCTTCTTTGCTTCCAACTTCATGTCAGAAGTCACCTCTTTTTCTTCTATTGGGTACTGAATTGTGAAATATTTAGAGTCCATGTTTGCGTACACATCTTCATGAAAAGGAGTACAAAAAGCGTACAAATCTGGGTGGAATACCTTATCTGCATCAGGATTGAAAATGTTATCATGTGGGGTTTCTACAATTCTGTAAGTCCTATTATTTGAATATAAAGCTTTTGCAAGCTCTCTTGGTAGTCTTTCAGCCACATCTTCAATATGGACTATATCTGGCTTTATCTGGTTAATAATATCCATTACGCGCATCTTATTCTCACCAGCTTCATAAAACCTATCACCAAGTAAATCTACTATCTGATTCCTTTGAACCACATACGCAGATCCATGAAAATTAAGCTCAATGCAATACACTTCTGTTTCTGAGTAAGCAAGTAAACTTTGTATTCTTTTAAGCGCAAACATTGGTGCGCCCCCCGTACTCAAATGGTACTCAATCAGTAATACTTTCATGTTTTTTTGAATTCAAGTTTTTAATTAATTGTTCTCTCATTCTCTCTATAAATTCAGGGCTTCTTTTTTTGCCTTTCTTTGCTAAAGAAATTTTATTTTTTGCTTCTTCACTAAGATTTTTTCCAAGCATTGGTGGATTTATTTTCATTCTTTCTCTTTGTTTTTCATTCATTTCCTCAGTTCTTTTTTTGCCTTTATTTCCTAATGATATTTTTTTCTTTGCCTCTTCTGAATGGTTTCTACCCCAATTTGGACTTAATTCCCCCCTTTTGCCCCACATTACATTTTTCTCTTTTTCAAATAATCCAATTACTCCTTTATTCCAAGATGGTTTACCAAAACAAGGATGATTTTCTCCTTTTTTTGCAGATGATTTCATTTTTTGTTTAGTTTCTTCTGAATGTTTTTTACCCCAATTTGGACTCAATTCTTTAGATTTACCAAACATAGCATTTTTAACACCCTTGCTTCTTTCGGAAAACTTCTTTTTTGTTTCTTCGGTATGTATAACTCCAAATGCTCCATCGCCACCATCAGTTAAATTACATAAATTACCCAAATTATTATTTCTTCTGCCGTAGAAAGAAATTAAGTATTTTTCAATAGCGCATGCCTCTTCCCATAATATATCCTTATGTGTTATTTCAACTATTATGCCGTATTTATCTTTTATTTTGTTCCAGAATTGGTTTCTTCTACTATTTATTTGGTATGCTCTTTTATCAGATTTACCAATTCCAACATAAAATACGTTTAAAAATGGATCTTCAATATCCTTTCTTCTGTGTATATAAACTATTGCCATAAAACAAAAAATGCCCAAAATAGAAGGCTTATTCCCTTTATACAATAATGTATAGGGACATCTAAATTGGGCAAAAAGTTTGTAATATTTTTAATCATATAAAGGGAAATAAGCACTATAAAGATAGTAAATATTCAATAAATTCTTTTATTTTTTCAATATTTTTTTCTCCATGCCAAAAGAAATGGTTGCTTTTTAATGGAACCTTTTTCCATTGTCCAATAAAATATGGCTTATCTTTGTACACTAAATCTTTATATAAACCATTTATATAACAATACGGCAATCCCATCGTTGCTTTATAGTCATAAATTAATGTTTGAAGCACGCTCTCTTCATTGTAGCTCGCATACCATGAATTATTTTTTAGGATTGACGGGTGGTTGCATCTGTAATACCAAAGATCTAAAAATTCTATGCAGTTTTGTCCTGCAACAAAATACCCTGTTTGTCTATATCCGGTAAATTGTCTTTGCTTTTGGTCAGATTTAAACAATTCACATACAGGTGCCTCTAAAGTAGTATGTAAGTTATCATAATCAGTTGCCCCTCCACGATCATTAACTATTAAAAAATCATAAATTCCTTCTACAAAATAAGGATAATTAGAATTTTCAGGGAAATAATCAAATATTTGATTGACTGATGGATTGGCTATGCTATCTGTGTCAACATAAGCAACATTTTCTGCAAATTTTTCTAATGCATGCTTGACTATCTTAGGCCTTTCAATTAAAAGTTTGTAAATATGTTTATTTCCTCTATCAATGTAGTCGGCCCTTTGTTTCAGGTGCTTTACATCACAATCCCATCTTATTGTTTCCGTATCTTCAATCTTTTTATCAGAGTTAAGCATGTAAACTAGGATTGGTATCTCACTGAACTTACGGATTGATTCAATGCATACCTGTACCAAGTCGGCATAAGACTCATCAGCGTACAATAAATAGGCTCTTTTATGCTTTTGTTTCTTATTTACATAGTAGCCATAGTATTGGTTGGCATAGAGTAGTTGAAGTTCTGGGTATCTGGTTTCCATGACTGCCGGACTTAAATCAGGCTGCAAATGGGTTTCATGGACATTGCCTTCATGCTCTCCCTGTTCCATAAGATATGGCACTGCCACCAAGCACTGCTTACCACTGGTTACTATCTTTTTGATTATGCTTTGGGCATCTTCCACAGATAAATGTTCCAGCACATCACCCATGATAATGAACTCGTAATAGTCAAAATGGAAGCCAACTACACTTTGTATAAAGACGTTGTTGTACTTCTTATCTAATTGGTAATTAACTACATAGGGTTCGTATATCTCTACGCAATCCATGTAGTAACCATAGTTTTTAAGCAAATCAGAATAGGTGCCAATACCAGCTCCTACATCTAATATCTTTTTATTTACGGCTACATTATCTACAATGTAGTCCCTGACTTCTTGCTTGAAGAATTGAAAGCTAGTTGGCATAAAATTAATTTAATTAAGCAAAAGTAATTAATTTAATTAAATAAATATATCTTTGCCTAAAATAATTATTATGAAAATAGAAGTAAGCATTGGCGAAATAGCCGACAAGTACACCATCTTAACCATCAAATCATTTGAAATTTTAGACGAACAAAAGCAACTTAACATTAAAAAAGAATGGAAGTACATCAATAGTGTAATAAAGGAAAGCTTCCCTGAATTAGCCGCAGATCCATTAACGCATAGGCTTCTGGATATAAACAGGCAGTTGTGGGTGGTGGAAGATTCGCTCCGAGATTGCGAAAATGACAGGGAGTTTGATAAGTTGTTTGTCTTTTTGGCAAGGCAAGTTTACAGGCTAAATGACCAGAGAGCAGCCATTAAGAAGCAAATTAACATAAAATACAAGTCCGACATTGTAGAGGAGAAGTCGTATAACGCTTATTAATTTATATTTTTTGCGCTGAATTTGACAGAAAAAAGTTATTTTTGATAGATGAAAGGACTCGCTGTCATAATAATTTTTTTCTGCTCTTGCGCTTCGGTTAAGAAAACCGAGAGAAGAATGGACAGCACAGTTGTAAGATCCATTGATAGTGTGAGAGTTACGTTCTATGATAGCGTTACAAAAGTAATAGAAAAGGAGCAATACTTTACCAAAACTATCACATACTACGATACCCTATGGGTAACCAAAGATAGTATGATAACTATTCCAAAGTATACAGAAACTTGGACTTCTGGCAACCGCGAGAAGCAATCTGAATCCAAGCTAACCAAAACCGACTCTGCCAATGTTTCAAAGGCAGAAACAATCACAAAAACCATAGTAGAAAAAGATAAAAAGAAAATGGCCAATAACTTTTACAAGTTCTTGTTCTTTATTCTTATTGCCCTACTTGTTATTTACATTTATACAAAGCTCAAAAAATGAAGCATATAAATCATAATATCAAGGGGTATGTATTAGCTTTAATATACGTTATTGTTGTACTCTTAATATCATTATTTATATGAAAAAATTATTCAATTGGGTAGCAGGATTCTTTTCAGCAGATAGTCCAAATTCAAGCAAAAGACTTGTAGGTATTGTAGGTGCCGGTTTCTTATACTGGACACTTTATTCAAATTCACATAGCGAAAGTCATGTAGTTCCAGCCGAATCATTGGTATGGGGTACTGTTGTTTTAGTATGTACCTCTTTGGGATTAGCTTCCGTAAAGGAGATAGGAGATTTAATTGGCAACTTTAAAGGCAATAAAACATCTGAATAGAAATGGAAGCAACAGCAATTGAAAAGCAAGTTGAACGTACTTGGCAGTCAAAAACATCTTTAATTGTACTACTCCTTACAATATTAGGAGGTTATTATGCGTTAACATCTAAATTTGAAGATGATGGCAAAAAATACGAGAACCATGAGGTTCGTATTGGCCAGTTAGAAGCTGATAAGAAAGAGATGAGAGATGATATTAAAGACATTAAAAGAAGTAATGAGCAAATCTTGATTTTATTACAAAATAAAGAAGATCGTAAATAATGGCAAAGGCAGTAAGAAAAAAAGCAGAAGAATCAGAAGGCTTAAAGATAGGGGCTAATCCTCTACCTATAAGCTTTGCTCAATTCTCAAAGAATCCAGTTGTTGGCACTATGTTCTTGGTTATCATAGGTATTTCAGCTTTATATGTAGATATTAGAAGTACATTTAACAAGCAGATAGATGGTCAAGGTAGCAAAATTGAGAAGCTAGAAGTAAAGGTTGATGTATTGCAAGACGCGGTTCGCAGATGTGATAGCTCTTTATCATCAGCTACAACCAAGCTAAGTACTTTAAATCAATTAGGTAAGATACAAAATATCAAGTAATGAAATATTTATTCATTTTATTCGTTCTGTATGGGTGTCAATCTGCAAACACGCAAGCGGTAAGTGATGAAAATATGAAGGAATTAGAGTTCCAAAAGCTTATGGAGGGTGTTAAAAAAACCAACCAACTAAGCGTATTAACACAACAAAAAGCAGCCGAAAAAGAGGTTGAGATAGTGGGAAAAGCTGTAAAAACTATATTAAGTTTAAAATCAGAAGTAAACCAATTAAAATCTGAGCTAAATGAAATTAAAAGTAAGCTTGATTCTGCTAATACTGTTGACACTAGCAGCGAGAAATTCCAGCTCCGCCCAATACGTTAAGAAAATTGGTGGTGAAGAAAAGATAATCATAAGCAGAGCAGAAGGGGAAAAGATTAACGCTGCATTTGATAGCCTGAGTAATGTGGTTAGTTATCAAAACAATAAAATAGATAGTTTATTGAAGCGCCATGATTCTGTAAAAGATAGTTTGAAGTTAGAGATTTATAGTTTATTTAGAATTAAAGACACATTAAACTATCAGAATAAAGTTAGTATAGATACTCTTAATGATTACAAATCAAGGTATTATAAAAATATAGCTATATACAATCAGTTTGAAAAAGATGTGAAGTTTGAACAAAAGCTACATAAATTTAACAGTGTCTTGTTTACGTTATTAGTAATATTTCTTTACTCTCAAATAAAATAAAATAAAATGAAATTAAACGAATCAGGAAAAAGCCTTATTAAATTATTTGAAGGCTGCAAATTAACAAGTTATAAATGCAGTGCTAACCATGACACAATTGGCTACGGAAATACTTTCTATGAAGATGGTACAAAAGTAAAGCCGGGTGATAAAATTACTCAAGAGCGCGCAAACGAATTATTTGAAATCATTGCAAAAGATTTTGCAGATAAAGTAGCTCCATTAGTAAAAAGTAAAGTTAATGAAAATCAATTTGCAGCATTAACCAGTTTTGCATATAATGTTGGAATTGGTAATCTTATGAAATCTACATTGTTAAAAAAAGTTAACGCTAATCCTTCTGATGAAACAATTAGAACAGAATTTATGAAATGGGATAAAGCTGGCGGTAAGCAATTAGCCGGATTAACTCGTAGAAGAAAAGCAGAAGCTGACTTATACTTTAAAGCATAATATGAATTACCGAAAAGTATATAATAATTTGATGTCTAGTAGAATGGATTTGAAAAAAACAAGACATTCTGCAAGAAAAAATGGTGAATATTTTGAGGGTCATCATATTATTCCTAAATCAAAGGGAGGAACAGGCTTTAGTACAAGGGGATTAAATAATGATAATATAGTATACTTAACTGCACGTGAGCACTTTTTGGCACATTGGTTATTATGGAGGATATATAGAGATAGAGCATCTGCTTTGTCATTTCATAAAATGATGTCTATCAATAAAAATCAAAATCGTATTGTTTCTTCTAGAGGATACCAAGAAGCTAGATTAGCCTTTTCCGAAACTAATAAAGGTAATCAATATGGGAAAGGGCAAAAAAAGATAATATCAGAAGAACAAAAGAAAAGATTATCTGAATTGATGAAAGGTAAAAGAACTGGAATAGAAAATTCTTTTTTTGGTAAAAAACATTCTGAAGAAACTAGAAAAGTAATTTCTGAAAAAGCAAAAAAAAGAGAAAGACCAGTTTCTCCTATTTTAAAGAGCGTATTTAAAAATGGTATATTTATTGGACTTTTTGAAAAATCAGCGGAAATAGCAAATTATATTAAAACTAGTCACTCAAATGTAAGGCATGTTTTAGGTGGTAGCCAAAAAACAGCAAATGGTTATACTATTAAATATGTTAACTTTTAATCCCATAGTACCCTAGCGTAATGAACAAATCGGGCTTAGCAAGAAAATACAGAGAGGAGCATGGGTGGAAAATGCCTACTCTAAAACTAGCTAGAATAATGTATGCTGAAAACAATCTTACCTTTAAAAGCGTAGAAGATGCAAGATTGGTTTTAAGATACATAGAGGGGAAACATGGGCCTGAAAGCAGAAAATTCAAAACTATAATACAAATGCCAGAAAGACCAAGAAATCCGTACAAGTTGCCTGATAGTGATGAAACGGAGTTCACCCCCTATGAAATAAAAGGACATAAGCGAGTAGCTATATTGTCTGATATTCATGTACCCTACCATAATATACCTAGTATCACAGCCGCGCTTGACTACTTAAAGAAAAGTAAGCCAGATGCTTTGTTATTAAACGGAGATACAATAGATTGCCATAGGCTCAGTAGATTTATTAAAGATCCAAAGAAACGTAACTTCAAATTAGAGCTTGATACATTCAAGGCTTTGTTTGATGTGTTTGAAAAGGAATTAAAATGCAAGATTTATTTCAAACTTGGCAATCATGAAGAAAGATATGAGCATTTTCTTTATGAGAAAGCCGGAGAGTTAGTAGGTATTGAGGAGTTTGAATTTCAGAATATAATTAAGGCAAGAGCCAGAGGTATTGAAGTCATAGCAGATAAAAGACCTATGAAGCTAAATAACTTATGGGGTATTCATGGTCACGAATATGTTGGCGGTATATCTGCCCCAGTAAATCCGGCGCGAGGCCTATTTTTGAAATCAAAGGTTAGTTGTTTTCAGGGGCATAATCACCAAACAAGTGAGCATACTGAACCAACACTTGCAGGTAAAATGGTTACCACTTGGAGTTTAGGTTGTTTATCGGAACTTCACCCTGCATACATGCCATTAAACAAATGGAATCATGGCTTTGCAGAAGTAGATTTAGATGAAAACGGAGAGGACTTTGAATTTAAGAATAAGCGTATATTTCAGGGTAAAATATTATAATGGAAAAAGTAGACCACCCGGCCCATTACAATGCCGGTAATATAGAGTGTATAGATGCTATTGAAGAAGCAGTTAAAGGATTAGATGGTAAAGAAGCATTTGCTACTGGTAACGCAATTAAGTATCTTTGGAGATGGAAACGTAAAGGTGGTAAAGAGGATTTAAAAAAGGCAGTTTGGTATATTAATAGACTAATAAATGAGGACTAATGAAACTAACATCTACATTGAAAATATCTACCTACGGATGCAAGGTGGTACTTATTATTACAGATTCATTAATAAATGAAGCCAATAAAGTATACAAAAAGCATAAAATGGAGCAGATGTTTGAAGGAGATGCAGAAGGTACAGTTATCACCCCAGACATAGATGTCTATTACATGATTATAGAACAAAAGTATTTAAGCCATAATACCCTATCACATGAAAATTACCACATGGTTAATATAATAAAAAGTGACAGAGGTATTGTAGATGATGAAGCAGGAGCATGGTTATCAGGTCACATAGCTGAGTTTATCTACAAATTCATAGACAAGAAGCAGCTAATAGTTAAGCACTAAAAAATAATTTTTTAATTTAATTAACTCGTTTAACTTTGGAAAAAAAATACATGAAGTTAAGATTCATCTGTGCTCAACCAACTTCCCTTTATTATGCGTGGCAAGTAGAAGTTATGATAAATAACTTTATTGAAATGGGTATCAACCCTAACATGATAGATATTGTTTGCTGGAAGGTGAATGATGTTATTCCGGACGAGTGGACTAAACTAGCTGCTAATTATCCAGCGAGGTTCTTTTTTTATTCTGATACCAGAGAAACTAGGCACTACATATCTTCAATACGTCCTAACATATTAAAGCAGCACTTTGAACAAAATCAATACATAGAGCAAGAAGCAGTACTTTATCATGATTGCGACATAGCTTTTACCAAAAAGATAAACTGGGAGCAGTTCCTTGAAGATGATAAGTGGTACGGATCTGACTGCCGCTGGTACATAGCCCATAGCTACATATTAGGCAAAGGCCAAGATGTAATGGATAAGATGTGTGAGATAGTAGACATACCAGAATCACTAGTAAAAGATAATGAGCTTAACTCAATCGGTGCGCAATATTTAATGAAGGGTATCAATGCGCAGTTTTGGGCAGACGTGGAAAAAGATTGCGAAAGATTGTTCCATGAAGTAACTCAACTCAATAATCAAAAGAAACAAGCAGATCCAACGCATCATGAATTACAGATATGGTGTGCAGATATGTTTGCTTTGCTGTGGAATGGTTGGAAGTTAGGAGCACAAACTATATGCCATCCTGATTTAGAGTTTTCATGGGGCACAAGCACCGAGGCAGACTGGGATAGATTAAATATATTTCATAATGCCGGTGTTGTTACATCTGCCGGTGGCTTATTTTACAAAGCAGAATGGATGAACCAGTTGCCCTATAGTGCAACTTTGAATATAAACGAAGGAACCGCCAGCAAGAAGTACTGGGATATTATACAAGACACAGCTAAAAAATCAGTTTTATTATGACAACAAAAGTAGTAGAGTCGGAAAATCCATTAGAGCATTGGAACGACATTCAAAACGTAGAAGGTAAAGTAGTGTTAGATTTAGGTTGTGGGTGGTTGTTCCAGCCATTTGAATCAACGCCTCAATACTTCATAAATAGAGGAGCTAAAAAAATAATAGGTGTAGATGCATCATGCGGAGAAATTGAGAAGCTAAATGCAACTTTCCCTGAGCATACTTTTGTTTGTAAAACTATTTCTAATTTTGATGATTTACTGGGATTGATTACAGAGTATAAGCCAGAGTTAATCAAGATGGATATAGAAGGCCATGAGCAACACATGAAGGATATTACTGCTGAGCAATTTGAATCAGTAGAGGAGATAGCAGTTGAGTACCATAATCCTACCTGCAAAGAAATACTAGAAAAAAAGCTAACTGAATTAGGTTTTGAGATATTTGCAACTAATCAATTTGGTTGGTTCTGTACAGATATTGAGCAAATGGGCATAATGCACGCAAAAAGATAATATGATCATAAATAAAGCAACATACGGAGGTCAAGATTGTACTCAATTAATTAGAGATAAAGTAGTATCAGACAAACTTGTAGTAAGGTCTAGTAATGATATTATAGGAGATACAGCAGTTGGTCATGTAAAGTACTTGGAGTTAGATATAGACGGCAATTTATTTAGTGTTAGGGAAGGCAGTATATTTGTATACCCAAAGTCTAAAAGCAGGAAATTGGGCATATTCTATTCCAATAACAACAATAAAAAGATATGGCCCTCAATATACAAATCATTAGATACAATTAAGAAAGCCAGTAATGGAGTAGCAGACATTGTAACTTGTATGTGGGAGCCTATGCCGGAAAATCCTTTCTACCAAGTTAGAAGCTGGTACCAATCCCAATCGCATCTTAACCAGTTGCTACAAATTATGCAGTGCCTTTACGCAGCCAAAGAAACCGGAGATTATGATTACGTTTCCTTTTTAGAGCATGATGTAATGTACCCGGAAGGTTACTTTGATTTCCCTGATTTTAACAGAGGCAGCGTGCTTACCAATATGAATTATGGAGGCGTTTGTATCAATGGCTGGCAGGAAAGAGGTCAAGATGATGAGCCGTTCCACCAAATGACTATGAGATTTGATGATGCCATTGAGCATTGTTTGGCCATTTTACCCAATGCCTTGCGTACTAATAGCGGTATGATTGAAACGCAAACCATGAATAGAACTCAATGGAACTGCCAAAATCAAGCTATCCATATCAATCATGGAGTACATTTTACCAGCCATAACTCAATATATCGCAAAGATAATTTATCTTTAACTCATGATTACTGGGGTAACCATTCCGATTATACCAATTTATTTATATGAACAAGTTAAAAGAAATACTTCTATCTTATGCAGCTTCCTTCAATCCAACAGAGGAACAAAGTCAGCTTGCACAAGAAAGACTCTTAACTTGTATTGATTGCGAGCACTGGGTTCAGGGTGCAGTACGGGACTATTGTGAAGTATGTGGCTGCACAACAAGTAAAAAAGTTTTTTCACCAAAGGGGGCAGATGCTTGTCCAAAAGGAAAATGGCAAAACTGATGAAAACGTACCGCATATTCTTTGAAAAGGAAGGGACCAAAATGACTAAGCTGGTTTATGCCGTTTCAATGTCTGATGTGCTACAAAAATACAAAGACTTAAAGATACTATCTGTTGTCCAGATTGACCTTGCGCCTCCCGAAGATGAAGATGATTAACTCCTTTATTGCAAAGGAAATTATTATTGCCCCGTAAATAAAAAGGAAAGTTGGTATGCCAACTAAAAAGAAAAATAATACCTGAAAAATCATAGTTAATTTTTTCATGTTTTTTGTTTTTAGATTATTCTGTATAAAGTAAGGGTATATCTTGACTTAAATTGTAATAAAGTAAAGGTAAAGCTTTACTAAAAAGTAATAGTATTACTACCTTTATGTTGCTTTTTATAGTTTATTAATTTCTTCCTCTACTTCTCTCCAAAAAGGATCTTCCATAAATCTACCATAAGCCTCTGAACACGAGTAAGCGTATGATGATTTTATTATTTTGTCTACTTCTGCTAATGCTAATTTTTTTGCTTCGCTTAAACAATCCGTTTTAAGAATATACTTATCTAGCAAATCTATTGCCTTGTCTTGTGGTTCCATATGTTATTTGTTTTCTATTATGTCGTAATAAAATGAATTTGTATCTTCTGCTACCCATCTATCCGATTGGTTTTCTACGGAAGGAAGTTCAGTATCTACCTTAAACTGCTTCAAATCGTCTGGTAGTGGCTTGGTTACAAAGTTGGAGTCTTTCCAGAATATTCTATTGTTTGGCATACACAATAAATATCCATCATCAGATTGTAATAAATGGCCGCATTTGTAGTCGGAGGGCTCTTTGCTATATGGATTGTTGTACCAATCAATAGTAAACATATAGGTAGCCCATACCTTACTGCCATCTCTTAATACCACTTGTGCCTTATGAGATCCCAAAAATTCATACTCAATGACTGCTACATTCTCACTAAAACAATCCCATAATTGTTTGTAATAAAATGGTATATCACTGGTTGGTACTTTGGTATATATTTCTGATATTGGCACCCTGCTTCTTAACATGCCGGAGTCAGTTAATACATGGAACGTAAGTATCTTACCAGATACCGATTGTATACCAAAAACATAAACATTGTAGTATTCATTGGTATCATTAAGATCCTTTGTAAAGTAGGACTTCTTTACTAATGCTTTGAAGCTGGGTATGTTTGAGTTTAATTTCATATTGTTTCTGGTTTGTAGGTTTTAGATAAATAAAGGTCTAATAAGTAAAACTCCTGCACTAAAACCAAGAGCAAAAGCAAGAGCTATCTTAAATCTTCCTCTAAATGTTTTTACTTCAATAGTAAAATGGTTCATAGGTAGAGTTAAAAATGGATTAATAAATACCATTGATACCATACCAATCCATTGTTTGTCCATTAAATACCTAAAACTTGCTATGGAGTTAGCTTCTAATGCTATTGCAGATATAAATACAATTAACAATTTCCAATAAGGTATTTTGTCCTTTGGCTTCATATTGTTTCGGGTTTGTAATTATCAATATCAAAGTACCCAACAGGTGTTTTACGTTCATACCTTCTGCTTCTTTTCTTTCTTGGTTCATAGCCCATTTCTTTGTAATAGGTAAGTATTTCAAGGTAGGTTAAGCCGGTGTCTGTTACCATTACTGATATTGGTTCTTGGTTATGGTTCTGGTCTATGTATTGCTTTTGTAGTTCTGTCATTTTGCTTTTTCTTTTAGTTCTTTAATAAATTCATCACGCTGCCCAATAAGGTACTTTTCCCTATCTATTAGGCGCTGCCTTTCCTCCTCTGTAAGTTTCAGGATCAAGTCCTCTTTGGCTTTAATCATGGCCTTATATTCGTTCATCTGGCCGGTAAATAAGGTATTCTGGTAATACATTATACCTACCAGCAGCATGATAGTAAAAGATTGTTCCTTTAACTTACTGAGAAAGGTGTCTGCGTAATTACTGGGTTGATTTTTTGTCATAGTATTTTTCAAGATAATATTTATCAATTACATCTTTTCGCCATGTTTTGCTATGCCCGTCCTCATCAAAAGCATATTCCATGGCTTCTGCAATCATTTGTTTTTCTTCACTGAATAGCCTATCAAAGTTATCTAATAACCATGTATCAAAATCATTTTGGTTACGAAAACTTCTGGCTTCCATTACTTGTCTAATTGGTGTCATGTTTTTCATAGGTGCATTGGTTTTACTACTAAATAAATTTTTCTTGGTTCAAGAGGTTTGCCTAACATTTGCAGCCATTCCTGAATTATTTTACTGCGGTGGCTTTTACCCTTAAATTGTTTCGTTGCATACAAGCTATCATTTACCCATACCTCAATTATCCCTGACGATTTGAGTTCCTGACGTTTGCTCTGCATTATATCCCTCTCTGGTGCTGGTTTCCTCATAAGACAATAACTTTTCCTTTAAGTATCTAACTTCATTTTTTAATAATTCTATCCTTTCTTTTAGGTAGTCATTCTCCATTTGGATCATGGCAGACTCGGATATTTGGTATTTGTTACCCATTAGATTAATAACATGGCCTCCTTATCCAGATAAGCGGTTAATAACTGGCTTTCTTCGGCGTATATGTCTGCTTCTGTCATGCCGTCTTTGGCTAATCTAAATTTGTAAAGCCCGATAATTACTTCACATGTCTTTAATTGTTCTAGGTTTGTGCATGAGTTAATGCAGTCAATTACCCAATCTAAATTTGTTTTCATTGTTTTTTGGTTTAGTTGTTATTAAAAATTTGCATTTACAGTCAATACATGTACCTTACCTACCCTATTATACTTTAATACTTCTGGTAATGGCATATTGTTCTTAATGCGGTACATGATAGCGTGTCTTGTTAATGGTGCGTCTGGGTACTTTCTATTCTTCCTAAAAAATTCAGGGTTTACTTTATTGGCATATTCCAATACGCTAATTTGTTTAGTTTTCATCTTTTAATCTATTATATTCATTTACTAATCTAACTAATTCATTATAGTCGTTGGTTTCTGCAATTTCAATCCCTATCTGGCGCAGCTTTTTTCTTTTCTCTTTTTGTTTTTGTGAAAAATAGTTCATTATCATCTTAATCATTTACTTCAATAGTTTTTAATGTTTCATAAATAGGTTCACTGGGTTTGCCATTCTCAAAATCATTTAACATTCCTTCGGCTATGCTTAAATTATTAGTAAGCGAGCCATCAATATATCTTCCGTTCCTATTGATGTGGTAAAAAATACTGCCATTTGGGTTAGTTGATTTTATTAATTCATACTTTGCCATTGTTAATTGGTTTATTGGTTAAAAATGTGTGTCAAAAATCTCATTAAATACGTTTTGTCTATTGGAGGCCTCACTATTAACTTCCTCGGCAAATTGATCCCATTCTTCATCAGTCCGGTATATTTCCCATTTATCAGCTAGGGCCTTCCACATGGCTATAAAATCGTCCATGTCTGCAAAGGGTATAGTACCCCCCTTATACATGCGGTACATAGTATCGCGCAGCATTTCTTTTTTTGTCATTGGTTATTTTTTTTGTAAAATAAAGGTAAATATTTAATTTAATTAAAAAAATAATTTAATTGTCAAATATTATCTTATCATAATAAGACATATCAACTTCATCTAGTTCATCAAGAATAACTAATTCCTGTTGGCTTGATACTAAATTACTGGGTAAATATCCAGCACTATTCAAAATGTCTTGTAATGTTATTGTAAAAGTGCCTTCGTCTTTTAGTTCTTGTATAATGTTATGTGCATGTACAAATTCTTTACAAATAGAATAATCAAAATACCAGTCGCAAAATGCGTTCCTGTCTATTAATAGTGTCTTGTTTTCCATTGGTTTAATTTAATTGATTAATTCGGTTAATAATAGTTTGACATACTGCGTTTACTAATTCTGGATCATGTTCGTCCAGAAGGCATAAAATATCTTCCTGTAATTGCTCTTTAAGTTCTTGTTTGTTCATGGTTTAATTTGTTTAATTGGTTAATTCAATATTGGTTACTTGTATCTGGCCGCCCCAAAATCCTTCGTAAAGTTCTTTGATATCATCAGCGGAGCCAACATCAGAAAATAATTCATTGTTGATTAAATCAATGCTTTCTGTTCTTGTAATTTTTCCGTCTGTTGCGGTTACATTTGCATTTGTGTACATTCTTGATAAGTTAATTTGTTGTGTTTTCATGGTTTAATTGGTTTGATTAGGTTAAAATTCGTTTAAGAAGCAATTTTCTTTGCACATGGCCAGTAAGTAAATATTGTTTCTGCAATCGGTATCTGCTTTACTCAAAGCTAAATACAAATTGTTATTTACAACTGCTTGCACAAAGCTGCCGCCAGCGTGCGAGGTTTTATCACGCGTACACATAATAGAAACCATAACGTCTATAATATGATCGCTTACATCTGTGAAGCCATACTCAATAGCGAATTTAGTAGCTCGCTCTCTACATTGTTGTCTAATGTCCATTTTAATTGGTTTTAATTGTGGTTAATTGGTTTATATTTGGTTAAAATTCAATAAAGTGTACATTTTCTTTATACATTTCTTTTAGTGCGTTTATATCGGTGTGTTTAACGCCGTATTTATCTAAAAAAGTTGGTTGTTCTTCTAATTTTTTTAATACCGAACTTAATCTATAAATTTCAGTATCATCATTTGAAAATATAGCATTTACTCTGTTATTAATGTATGTCTTACATTCTGGACTTATTGCTGGGTTGTATTCTGTTGTGTATCTCATTTTATTTGGTTTTAGTTTCGTTTGTGTAAATTAGTTCATTTGTATCTTCGGAGTGGATCTCGCAAGTTGCGTTCCCTTCGTTTTCTTCCGGATCTATACTTTCAAGCGTTTCGTATAAATATTCGGTGTTCATTTCATCTTCATAGCTTTCAGCTGGGTTGCCTTCTACTTCTTTAATTTTCTCCAATGCTTGTTCATAGCTTTCAGCTTCAATGCTAAATTGATGTCTTACCCAAATAGTGTTCTTTTCATCTTTGTAAAAGTCAAAAGTTTTCATGGTTTTGTTGGTTTAATTGTTAATTTTATTGTTATGTGTTTGTTGTAAATTTTCAATATCAATATCTTTTATTGCATCTTCAAGCGTGGTAATTTTTAATAATTCTTCTTGTAACTTGTTTAATAATAATCCAATTTCTTTACCAAAATTGGTTTCATCATAATCAAAAAAATCTTCTAATTGATACAATAAATTAAATAATTCTTGTTGTGTTTCAGGTTTCATGGTTTAATTGGTTAAAAGTTTACAGAATTTTGAGTGCCGCATATTTCAGTTGAGGATATGTGCATTTTTTCGGTGTAGTATTGAAAATTGTAGTCCATTTCGGATATTAATTCATCTTCAATATCTTCCATGTTAGCATCAATATCATGCTCAATATCAATTCTAACTACTAAATAAATTGGTGTTTGTGTTTTCATGGTTTATTGGTTATTGGTTTCTTCAAAATTGTTGTTAATGTAGCCGGTTTCTTTGTCTGTAAGATCCGCGCCTACAAATAAGGTTAATAAAATGCTTAATAAAATTGCTACTTCCATTGGTTTGTTTTATTGGGTTAATAAAGTTAGTATTGGGGTACTTGCTGGCCAGCGTTCCCCCATGTTACTAAACACTAAACAAAAATTATAGGTATCTTTTGCCGTCTGCGGTGTATTCATATTCGTTTATTTCTATATCCTCGGCAATACATTCATTACTAAACTGCCATTCAATACTTTGCTCAATCCTATTTAATACTTCTTCCATGTGGTTGCTAAACTTCTGGGCTGCGTTTTTCAGGATCAAAATTTCTTCATCTGTAAAATGGTAGTCGCAATCGTTTTCTTCAAATTTTATTATAGTATCGGGGTTTCTTGCCCAATTGTTTTTAATTTTAAAATATACTTTTTCGTGCATTTCTTCGGGTACCCCTAACCAAATTAGAAACATTTTTTCGTTTGTTATTTCAATTGCTTGATGCACGTCTAAATGCCTATTTCTGTCCGTGTCAAAATAAATATTTTTACGGGTGTTGGCTATTACTGGTTTGGTTAGTTTTGTATATTCCTTGCCGAATAGTCCTTCCATTTCTTTGTAATTAGGCTCAAACAAGGAGCAATCGTCTATTGCCCATTCTACTACGCTATAATCTTCAAGTTTTCTGTTTCTAAATTGATCAATGGCCACTTGCTTAGCTGCTGGGCTTAATTCGTTAAAATAGTAAATTTGTACTTCAATCTTTTTCATTTGTTTAGTGTTTTATGGTTTATTAATTAATTAGATAGGTAGTTTTCCCAATTATAGTTATCCAATTCAATTTTAAGGTCGTTTTTTAGCTGCTTAATCTTGTTTTGAATAGAATATACGTTTTTAACTTTACCCGTCTTAATTCGGGTATTTAACGCTAAAATTTGGGCTTTTAGTTTGTTGATCTTTGACATGTTTTTGTTGGTTTTATGTTTTGTGTAAATTAGAATGTAAAAATAGGATCAAAAAATATCGGATGTTGTTAATGGGTTGTTAATCTTGTTGAAATTCTTGGGGTAAATATTGCGCTCTATTCATGTGCAGAAAATAAAATTCCCCGTCTTGATCTTCTTGTATTTCAGCATAAAAAATGCGGTTATCTGCTTTGTAAATAGCTTCGGGGGTGCCGGTGTTTTTAACGGCTATAAATTTAATGTTTTGGGTGGTGGTGCGTGGTTTTTGTAAATTGATCATAAAATTTGGTTTAATGGGTTGTTATTAATTTAATTTAAAAAAAGTATTTGAATTAAGGGCTTCAATCTTAATAAGTGTCTATTAAAATATCTTTTTGTTTAGCTGGGGTTATTGGGTTGTTATCTATCATGAAATCAATTAATTTTATAGCATATTCTACGGCTTTAAGTTCCTCGCCTTTTAATTTAATTGCTAATTGAACTAATTTATTCCGTTTTCTTATTACTTTTTTCATTGGATCAGGTTTTTAGGTGGTTAATTAAATAAAATTCCTTTTTTGTCTATTTTCTTTGCCAATTCTAGCTTTTCGGGGTTTTCTTTAATGTGTTTTAGCCGGTAAGCCATCATTTTATCGGTTACAAATTGGCTTGTTTCGTATGGTATGCCGTACATTCTGGCGTGTTCAATTAACGCGGTGCAGTTGTTTGTAAATATTTTTACTTCTTTTGTGTTCATTTTATTAGGTTTTATTGGTTTATTAATTACATGCTTTTTAATAGTTGTAAAAAGTTTCTTTTAGCCTCGCAAAGATTGTGGCCAATGTATTTTTGTTTTATGTGGCTGCCGTCCTTTAATACTATTGAGCAAAGAATAAAATTTTCTTTTACTTCGTGGCTTATGTCTTTTAGTTTTATTTTCATTTTATTAGTTTTTATTGGTTGTTAAATTAGTTTACCAAATTATATTGGATCCTTTGCCGCCGATATAAACGTCTGTCAATTTATACCAGCAATTTGTTAATCTATTGGGGGTTTTTATTTCCAGCATTAGCGTTTCATTAGTGAAGGAAGAAAAATAATTTCTAAGCCTTAAAAGGTCGGTTTCGTCTATTTCCGTTACTGCTTCAAAATCATTATAGCCCCTATTTATTACTTTTATGTCTTTTGTGCTGTTTACTTCTATTATTGACATTCCGTAACCGTTTTTTCTGTCGGTTAGCTTGTTTATTGTTAATACTGCTTTATTCATTGTATTTAGGTTTTACTGGTTGTTAAATTAAATTTACTGCTGCCTCTACTCCTTCGGGGTTTGCTCCTTCGTAAAGCATGGCAAGGGCCAAAATCTTTGCATATTGGGGTTTAACTAACATTAAGCGCATGTAGTCCCCGTAATAATTTTTAGTCGTTGGCTGCTGGGCGTGTATTTGATCCAGTGCCGGCTTTATTGTTGTTGCTATGTTTAGGACGGCCGCGCGTGTTTCGGGGCTTAGGTCGTTAATAAATTGCTGGGCTTTTGTGTGGTTGTTCATTTTTTAAGGTTTTAAGGTTGTTAAATTAGTGTTTACTTCTCTGGCTATGTCATTTATTGACGGGCTGCAATATGTTGAATAGTGGTAGTTATCAATATCAAAATATCTAATAAAATAATATTTATTTTTATATTTATGGCTTATTTCTATTTTTGCGGTGTCATTATCAGGTAATAAAAAAATAACATTATTTTTTATTTCATTTGTTGTTACTATCATTTTTTAAGGTTTTAAGGTTGTTTTAAGGTTGTTTTATTGTATTTCAGGGCTTAATATATAGTAGCCGCCCCAATCCTTCCCCAATGGGCTATTTTCTGCCTTTATTTTAAGTGCATAGCCTCGGCTATCATAATTGATAAAAAGGCCCTCTAATTTGTTATCAAATATTTTTTGAACCTGTTTTTCAATTTCATCTAATTTTGCATCACTTTCGGGGCAGCTGCCGTCCTCGTCCATTTTTAAGTGCATTTTTTCCGCTCTACCTGTTTTCCAATCTAACGGGCTTGGCTCTACATAATAGCCGTTATTTTGTGCGGTTGTTTCAATGGTTGCCAGTCTTTCCAGCTTTCGCAATTTATTACTAATCTTTTTGGCTTGATCTTGTGTAATTTCTTTACCCGTTGTTTGCTGGTAAAGTTGCGAAATATTAAAATAATGGCGGTTTAGGTTTTCGGCTCTTTGTTGTTTCTTGTTCATTTTATTAGTTTTTAAGGGTGTTTTATAGGGTTATTTTATAGGCTAAATTCTGTTTAATTTCTCCGCTTTTGTGTAGGTAGTCTATATAGTCGCAAAATAATGTCCTGACATCTGCGGTGTATTGGTTTTGTCTTTTACTGGCTCTATATTCTTTTAGGTGCTGGGGGGCTACTTCTTTAAGGTAAGCCCAAAAATTTGCCCTAACTTCTTTTTGTGTTTTCATGGTGTAATGTTTTAAGGTTGTTTTATTGGTTTATTTCTTTGCGTTTTATTGTGCGTGTAGCGTACCCGGTGCGCTTATATTCTCCTAGATCTTGGCTATATAGCGAAATAGGTATTTTAAGGCCGCTTTTTGTTTCTCTAAATTTGTCGCTTTTCTCAATTGGTAGGCCGTTGCTGGTACATTGGTAAAGCGAATTGTCCTCCCAGCCGAAGCCGTAATTTTGTTGTATCACTAGGTAGTAAGTATATTTATTCGTTTTCATTTTATAGTTTTTATCAGTTTATTAATATTGCATTAGTTCACGCTTTTTGCAGCCTCGTTGGATATTAGAGCGCAAAATTATACCAATGGCGCGGAGTGTTGCGGTATTTGTTTCGGTTATGTGGCCTAATCTTTCCAGCATGTCTAATCCTTTATAGATATAAAAATCTCCATAACCGTATTGAAACGGCATAAAATACTTTGTTTCATCAGGTTGGCCGTAATTAATTGTAACGTATCCGGCAAAATAGCTGTTTCCGTTTACCTTATCAAACCATTGTTTTGCGTTTATGTCAATTGTTTGTACCTGTAAAGCTGCTGGGGTTGTTGTTTGTGTGTTCATTGTGTTGAGTTTTTTTTTAGTTTGTTAAATTTGTTTTTTTGTAAATTAAAATAAATAATTTTTAACCGCTTTTAATGTTTTGAAGGTAATAGCGCCAATAATCAAAAGTAATGATCCAGCGCAAAGGGTTAAATTAATGGCGTAAAGGACGGGCAAAAGTGTGTTAATTGTTTGCATGGTTTAGGGTTTAATTATTAATGATTTTGGAAATGCTTTTAGCTTACCGCTGGGGGTTGCAAAAGTTGGCTTTAATGTGAAATAAGTATTCCAGCCGTACACGTTCAAATAAAAGCGCGTTGGCTTGTTTCCTTGCTTTGCGTATTGCTGGGCTTGTTGTGTTGTGTATTCTGTTTGCATTTTATAGGGTTTTATAGGTTATCGGCTAATGTTATTAATAAAAATAAAAGGGCAATTAAAAGGGCGGTTTGTGTTGATTTGTTCATGATATATGTATTTATATGTTTTTAAGATCTTCAATATTTTGAATATAGTTGTTATATATAGCTAAATCATTGTAAGTGTGTGTAGCTCCGTGCAACATGCCGTTTTTTCTGTTGTTCAGGGCTTCTATCAGGTCCGCGCGTGTTTCCAGTGCTTCTCTCAATGTTTCATTAATAAAGCGTGTTTTAGATGCTTTGCCGTTTCTTTTATTAAAGTCCTGTATTAGCTCATCTTTTGTTGGGAGCCATTTAGTAACATTAAAACACTGGTAGTAATCATTTGTAAAAATTGTTTTCATTTTGCTAATTTTTTTAGTTTTTTAATATTGGGCTATATTTCGGCCCGTCAAATACAAATATATATATACTTTGTGTAAATTAAAGCATGCTAAAATAACCTTAACAAAACTTTAACATTTAAAGCTGGATCAATTTTAAGGCCATTTTTAGACGTTTTTAGAGGGTTTAGCGCATTTTGATATATATACTAAGAAGCAGCTGAAATAGTTTAATTTTGGGTAAATTAGTTATTTTTTATATATGTAAAGCGTTGATTTTAGAAAACAGACCCCCCGCAGATAATAATACTATAATAATAGCTCAATAGATCCAGCACTAGCCCACACAAC